ATCCATTTCTTCCTCCGATAACATATCATTTATAACTTCAATCCGTGGAAACTGAATCTGTACAGACTGATTACAAGTAGCTTTCACTACGAGACGTGTATTTGGTTCATTTAATCTCGCGAATGCCTGAATAACATCCCTAAATTTCTTCCTAGGATCCATGATATTTCCTATATGATAAAACGTATACGGTTTTTCCTTTGGTAGAGGAATATGAGCGTGTACAACATAAAATTCATTTTCCGGAAATTGTTTCGATAAAACACTCTTACAAAATTCACTTGGAACTGCTACACGTTTAAATTCCTTCATTATAAGTCCATAATCTTCGTGAACAGTTTCTGTTTCACACACAGTCATACACGCTAGATTTTTTACTCTAGTTTTTGCATACTTGATGTATTCAATTTGATCTCGTGTTGGGATTACAAATATCAGGCCATTATCAGTTTCTGGGAGTTGTTTACCTATCTCAAAGTAATCACCATTAGGTAAAAAGAGTTTAACATATTTCAGAGCGTGCTGTCCTATACCCGTTTTCATGTGAGGTCCAATAATGATCATTTAGTATAAAGATAATCTTTCTTTTATATATAATAACATGTCCCTCCGCAAGGAAATCGAAGATGAAATGCAGCGTACCCGTCTCGACAAAACTCGTCTCTATGACCTACTCCTCAAGATTATTGACCAAGGTGGTAGTGGCGCGGGTTCCCAGGGTCCTCCCGGTCCTCCCGGTCCCACTGGTCCCCACGGCCCCCCAGGCCCACCTGGTCCTCAGGGACCGGCCACCCCTGCCGCTAAGGCCCCAGCTGCTAAGGCCCCTGCCGCTAAGACTCCCGCTAAGAAGCCCGCTGCCAAGCCCGCTGCGAAGAAGACTGATGCCTAAATATACAAGTTAATTAAAGTTAATACCCCTATTATAAATACATGATCGCATCCACACGTATTTATAACACGGTACAAAACGAAGATAAACCAAAACACTGGCGTCAACACCCTAATCGAGTTAGACGGAGGGTTTACGCGGTGAATAGCCCCAAAGTGAATGAGGACACACTGAAAATCAAGAAGTTGGAAAAAGAGGTTGACATGTACAAGAAGGCGCATCATAAAATGAAAATGATTGCAAAATGGAGTCTTCGTTCGAATGAAGCAGCTCTTTCTGACTCACGAAGTATTCTTCATACTTTGGAAGAATTGTACGGGGATGAGGCTTTCGAGGATCAGAGTGGAAAGTCTCTAAAAACAGACAAAGGTGATGAGGAAAATTGAGGTCTATAAACTTGTCTAGTAGGTAATGCATGTGGTAATCTGATCCCACTTTTACACACAGATCCTATAAATAAACCAGCCGATAATGCCTTTGTTGGTAAAATACCTATACGAGTTGGAATTGTATAAATTCCGTTTTTAATGTCATCTTCTACATCTTCAATATCCGCCATATTTGATACACTCGATGCGAGAAGGCCCATCGCAATCGTTTCATTTTCAATAACATCTGTGTGAGCTATGAGATGCGGTACAACACTGATAGCTCCCGCCCAAAATGTTCCAACGTAGAATGGTTTAAGAAGGGGTAATTTTCGTTTGAATGATGGATACAATAGAATACATAGAATTTCTGGTGCGATATACTTAGACTGATCTGTATACCATAATATCAGATTTGCTGTTAAGAGAGCCGCAGCAATAGATTCTGGGGTATCTTCAGTCTTCCCATCTAGATATCTGTCCGCACCATATGCCCACCTCGCCGACGCCATGATATACAAAAGTGGTAGAGGTTCGAGGGGTGTACCTGAACATAATGCTAATATAGACATGATTGTACCGACTTCCATCTGTATATTAATATTACTTGTCACCATAAATTTCGAGAATATCCCGCACGATGGGACTTCTTTCAATATCTGCAAAATCAAATGTTATACATTCAATACGTTTATTATACTTTCCATTTAGTCGAGTGTAAATATCCTTAAGACCATTATCTTCATATTTCCTATCATGCTGTTTAGGGTCACCCGTGACTATCATTTTACAACCTTCACCCACACGTGTGAGTAACATTTTCATTTGGTTTGGGGTACTATTTTGCATTTCATCAGCGATCACAAATGCGTTCTTAAACGTTCTCCCACGCATGTAGGCCAAAGGACATATCTCTATGATTTTCTCTTTGATCATATATTGGATATCACTTTGACTATAAAATTCACTGAAAACATCCATGATGGGTCTGGTCCACGGGTCCATCTTCTCTTCTAGAGTTCCCGGGAGATAACCTATATCTTCTTCAACGGAAACGACTGGTCGGGTTAGAACTATTTTTTTAAAGGTCTTGTCGTTATATCCGGATACGGCGGCGTAACACGCTAACATAGTTTTACCCGTTCCCGCCGGACCTATCGCAAATACCATTTGTTTACTAATACTGTACAAAGCTCTATTGTAATTCTTTTGATTTTCACTTTTTGGTGTTACATTTGGTTGTGGAATCTGATCAATTCCATCCATCTCCCCCTCGAAATAATAGTCATTTTCGTCGTACGAAGATGAAAGTGAAAATTTTAAACTGTTGCGACCCTTTTTACCACCCATACTTTTTACGCAGAAGTTTTATTTACCCACCATATAAATCCACCTAATATTGAAACCAAAACGGCGACTAAAAGACCAAACGAAAACTTTTTAGGGTTTTCGTCTGGGGGTTTATCGGGGAGTCTTTCAACATTCTGATTAAGTCTGTCGATTTTTTGTAATAACTTATCGAGTGCTCTCAGGATTTGAAGTTCTCTATCTTTCGGTTTTTCTTTTACGTTCACAGTAGTAATTTCAAGAATCATATACCATTTAGCATCTGGTTGAAGAGTTACATAATCTCCATCATCTTGTTGTTCATAGATGTTGAAGTTTAATTTTTTGATAGATATAGGATTGAAGTAATTTGTATTTTGCTGGAAACGTTTCCATTGTTTATCACGGAGAACTGTATGTGACGAATGACTGAAATGTCGTTCCAGGGGAACTCTTGCTAGAATTTGTCCATGTCGTTCATCTAATATTTGAGCAACTTTTGGAATTTCTGGACAAACGATATCTACAAACTTGGCTATATTACTTGCATGAGTATCACTATTGGGGTTTGATTCACCAACTTGTGTGATGTAAAAATCTACCATCTTGATTCCCAGTACCCTACTCATATCCTCGACGTGTGTATTAGACTCCAAAGTGAGATCGAGTGCGAATGTATTGTTCGTGCCATTCACAAATTCAGAATCTATAACGATGTACTGAACTTTTTTAGGTACGTCATCCAGCGACATTTCTAATATCACTAGAGATTATATTATGCCGATTTCTATGGCAACAAAGGCGATAGCGTTTACTGGTACTCTTGCTGCGGTGACGTTTATAGATAGTATTCGAGTTTTTAACGAGTATAAAAAAATAGATACTAAAATTAATAAAAAATGATATCATCCAATTGGGTTCATGCTATCTGCAGGACTATGATTTCCATGGGGCCAGAGTACACGACTAATGTTCTCAAATGGGTCAAGAGCGCCGTTTGGGATGCCCCTTATCGCGTATGGCTTGATATTGAACTCCAGAAGATAGCGTATGATCGTGAAGAATGGAAGAACAATTGTCTCTACCCAAGTGATGATGAGACACCTAAGTCGGAATAAAAAAGTACAAAAAAACTAACAATGAGCGAATACACAATTCCTATCAACGAACTATTTGTTCGTTCCAGTGTACCACTCGGTATCCCCGGTTTGGCTACAGACGAACTTAGAATCGCCTTTATCCAAGCTACTGAACCACTTTGTCCAGACGTTCAACGAAAGATCTGGGAAGAAGTTCTTTACTGTACCACACCAGTTGAACCACCCCCCGCACCCCAAAAATGCCGTTCGGTTTCCTACAATCGGTCGTCGATCTCATTGCCCCGAAACCTATTCGAAAGGAAAGATCTTTGAGTGATCAAGGTATAATCGAAACGGTTAATGATTGTGGTGAAAAGCGATACATTCAAATTGAAATTGAGAGAAATCAAAAAAGAGAACGAGAAACTGATTTAAATATTCTCCTTACGAAGTGTAAAAGGTTACTATCCTTCGTAGAGACAACAAAAAATGAATCAATCTTCAAAAAATTGGTGGCTTTCACCGAAAAAGTAAGACAAGCCTTATATCTTGGTGATGACATTCGAGATTTATTTCATGAATTTGAACAAATTGAAAATATTACAAAAAAAAGTTCCAAGTCTTTTAAAAACCTAAGTGATATAACGATGATGGGATAATCAAGTAAAAATATGGATCTCTTTCATAAAATAATGGAGCTTGTTGACAAGAACTCGGATAAGATCCCCGAGGGAGACTATCTGGAGTTGTGTGACACTATACATGAACTGCGACGACAAGTGAAACCACCTTCATTTCTTCTTGACCAAAATCAACCACTCATGTATGCACCCATGACTGATGGGCAACCACCAGAATGGATTGAGGATTCATTACCATCCGATCCCGATACGGCTGCTCAGCGATCACGCGAACAACTTCAACAACGGTGGAGAGAACTTGAGGAAGAAGTTATGTACCCCGGTCTCAATCAGTTTCTACAGGAATTACATGAGGAATGGTCAGCGACTGATACTATGAGTCCGGTAGAACCAGGTGCGTATTACCCTCCACCGAGACAAGGGATGCATCAACACGTAGATGATGGTACCACAGTTGCTGAAGTTTCTATGATGGATGTTGACTAACGACGAGGTCTCACACGTA